TCCGCTCCGGCAGAAGGTATGGTAGAACGAAGTTCTTTAGTCAGCTTCTCAAGCTCGTCAATCCTTGCTTGAGCCTTCGTGACATAGTCCTGAAACACGTTCATAACCACAGGCATTGCGGCCGCATTAAAAGTAAGCCGGGCTTTGGAACGCGCATCAAGTTCGGTGTTTTCAATATCAAGGGCTTGCTGCTCAATAGATTGTAAAGTTTTATTCCAAGCTTCGTTATCCTGAATGGGCCTTAAAAGAGGGTTTTCTTTTTGGATATTTTGCCATTCTGTTTTGTAAGCCGTCTCAATTTCGGTTTTATACTGTTTCTGTCTGAGTTCGGTTTCCTGCTTCTCTTCGTTGGCGATCATATCCAGAACGGTTTGGACATCTTTATGGAGAAGCTCTCTCTTTTCAAAAACCCTGTGCAGTTCTTCTGCTTTATTGCGGATAGCCAAGGAATCCACAGGGTCAAAATTGGTGGTGGCGTCCTTTAAAATCTGACGCCTTTTAGCCGGGTCAGGCTCGGCCATGGCAGCGTAAATGTTTCTGGGATCGGTTTCGTAAATTTTAGCTATGTCCGCGACTTCTTTTTGAATAACGTGGAGGGGTTCAGTTACCGCTTGTTTGTACTCCCGGGTCGACTCAAGCCGGGCCAAACGAAGTTCGCTTTGATACTCGTCGCGTTCCGTTTTCAAAGCGTCCAGCTGTGATTTTAAATCCAGCTGCTCGGTTGAATTTTGCGGGGCTTCCGATACTTTTGTCTCCAACTCCTTGATCTTGGCGCGGGCATCACGCAAATCTTTGGTAAGCCTGGCCCAGGCTGTCTGGGCTTCTGGTTTTAAGTTTTCCGGGGTTTTGATTTCGACATCGTCTTGTTCGGATTTTGGTTCTGTATCTTCTTTGCCAGTCAATCTTTTCGTCAAAACATCAAGGGGACTTGTCTCTTTTGTTTGGACTTTCTCTACGCTTGGGGTTAGCGCAACTTCTGTTTTTGCCGCCTCAACCGGAGCTTCCGGGGCCGGACTTTTCTGCAAAGCCTCAAACCCGGCATCCAATGCATCAGCAAAACTTAAAAAATCTTTGCCCGAATCAACTGGCTCTGCGGATTTGGCCTGAGGGGCCTCCGCGGCTTGCGGGGTTGCGGTCGCTGTTTCGCTCATGATTATATTCCTTCCGTTTCATTTGTGGTTTTTGTTGGGTTTTCCCATGGTTGGGGCAATTCTTCTGCGGGTGCGGGGTCTTCGGTAAGAGCTCCCAAAAGCCTTACTGCCTCATAAAAACCTTCCCGGCGTGCATTTACCATGGCGTTCCAGTCAATAAAGTCCACCCCATTGGCGGGCATGGTGGGAACGGGAGTACCTAAAAAAGAAAGGACATTTTTTAAAGCTTGTCCTGACGGCGTTTTGTAAAACTCTTTCCAGGCTAACCGCAAATCATTGCGGGAATTCCATTCTTTTAACGTCATACCGCTGTGGGAGATTCCTTGCTCATTGCGGAACGCAGATTAGCGGCCGCTTGCGCGTCTTGTAAAGACAATTTTTGTTTAAGTTCGAGCTCTTTAAACCGATTCTCTAACGCGGCTCGCTCTTGCTTCAGCTGCATGTCGAGTTGATGTTCCTGCATTTTCATCTGCATTTGCGGACTGATACCCTGAATTTCTCCGGCTTCCAAAGCGGCTTGCTGTTGGGCTTCGGCTTGCTTTCTAATATCCTCCTCAACATCTCGCTGAAGATTAGTGACCGACTCTCTGATCAAATTCATGGCCAAATTAGCTTGGCCGATCTCGGCTTGTTTAGTCTGGTCTTGGGCAATTCTGTTGAGGTGTTCGGACGAATGCTCGAATAAAGATGTCAGATACCGGAGTGTACCTTGTTTATCCTGAATCTGACCGTTTTGAACCGCTTCGCTGATCGGAGCAGCTTCTTGCAAGTGAACCGAAAGGTGGATGGAGTGATTTTCATTCGGCAGAACACTGACTGTCCTGCCCATTTGCATGGATGAATTTTCCAGTTCAGCAATCTTGGCGTCCGCCGGAATTCTATTTTTAACATTCGGATTGGGCAAATATCGGTCGACCTGATCGTAACCCACTCGCGCGGCAACCCGATCACGAATGGCGTTAACCTGGCCAACTTCGTCAAACCGTGGGAGCAACTGTAAGAATTCGTTAAAGGCCGACAATCTGGCCGCGGGAGAGCCAAGCCCAACGGCCCGAACGGCGTCGACATCATAAACGCCCTGAACCGCTTCCCACGGAACCCCTCTCGCCTCCAACCTGGAACGGAACAACCTTGCCTCGGCTTGGCCGGGCTCGCCGTCGATCCAATTGGTTCGCTTTAACCGGCGAAACTGTTCGCGAAGTAACTTGCCCCACGGTACGTAAAAAAGGTTTATTGCGTTTGAAGAAAGAATAGCTTCGTTCTGTACCTGAGCCTCGATTTCCGTGGCGGTTCTCGGGTTGCCCCGAGCCGAATTCATTTGAGTGCGGTACGAACCGGTATTGCTCTGCCTGACCATGGCCATTTCGTTGACGATCGGCATGACGTTTGCGGCCAGATTTGGATACTGGTTGGGGACAACCTGAAGGCCGGGAGGCAAAAACGCCAAAGGCCCGGAGTAAGCCATGGACATTTTCGACACATCTTCAGAAGACTGCGGCTGCATTAAAACCGCCGTCTGGAGCATTGCGCCGTCTGCAATAGCGCAACGAAGACGATTGGTCATCTGAATGTGGGGAAATATCTTGTACCCGAGCCCACGGATTGAATGATACTGGCCGTTGCCAACCCCGAACGTGAAAATATGAAAAGCCTCGGAAGCGGTTTTAAACCTGCTTGTGCGCTTAAAAAGAAAGTCTCCCAAACCGTCGCGCCTTCCAATCGCATGGGAATACGAACCGTCAAACTCCCGCACGTAGTAATGAACAACATGAATCTCTTTGCTTCGAACGTGAGAGTAGAATATGTCGTTATTCTTGATTTCTCTTTGCAATTCTTCCCAGTTCGAGCCTTCCATCGGGCGGGTGGTTCTGGCGTCTTCAATCGCCTTGCGAACCGCGTCGACATTCCATCCGGCTTCCCTTGCGATTTTAGGGTTCTCAATGTACCGGTACAACTCGTGAGCCAAGTAAATGCGGCGAACGCAAGCAATCTCAATTTTGTCTTCGGTGGCTGGGGTTCCCCGAGGAATTAAAAAATCCCCGATCGGGCAAACATTCCACTGCCAGTTGCGTTCATCCTCAAAAAACGCCACCCCCAAACCCTGCGACACAAAGTAATAAGAAAGAAGCTGCTGGCGAAAATGAAAGCTCGGCCAGTCTTTTGTGACCAAGCGGTGAAACTCTTCGGCCATAATAGCCCCGTACTCCTCGCGCTGGCTTTCATCTCCGAATCGGGTTTTTACGCTAACAAGGCGGTCAACAGAATTGACCAGGTCATTGTAGGCCACAAGGGCCTGTTCCAAATCAGCCGCCGCCTCACCAAAATTTAAATTTGCCCGATAAGCTTGACCCATTCTGCGGAGCACAACGGGATCATAGGGAGGCGCGCCGTCAAACATGTCCATGATCCTGGTCCGATCGGAAGCCGCCGCCTCGTCAGCCAAAATCAAATTCTTATAAATTCCGTGAAGCCCGGCGTGATCCTTGATCCGGGTTTCGGGGGCTTTTCCTTTTGGGTCGAGTGATTTTAGCTCTGCGTCCACGAGTGAGCTAGTATGAAGAATCCCTATCTTTCTGTCAACCGAGAATTTATCCGGATAAAAAAGCGGAATCCGGAACCACAGAGTCTAGCTTCCTTACCTGAGTTTCCCAAGAACTCCTGAGCTTCCCGCCCACCAAGGATCCGGCGGAAATCCCCAACCTTTGGCGGGCCAGATCCAGCCCCAAAAAGAAAGCGTCGGCCAAGTCGGGCGACCGCCCCAAGCGAAGCTTGTAGTCTCTTTTCGGCTCCACAGTCACCTTTCCTCCGGCGGTGGTGGTATACTTTCTTCCAGTCATCTCTTTGGCCAGATCAGGGACAATACCCTTCAACTGACTGGAGCGCATATACTCCACCCCAGAGAACCAAAGCTCGGTAACACGGTTGGTATACTTATCAGTTCCCCTAACCGGATTGGTTACGCTCACAGGCAGCTGGGACGCTTTTTCTCCAAACTTTATACGTAAAATCCTGGGAGACCAGATTTCAGAAACAATGTCGCAGAACGGATCCCCGGCCCCGGTGGCGTCGATGGCCAATCTTTCGGGTGGAATTCCGCTTTCCTGGCACAACCTGATAAGTTCTTTGGCTATCTGAAAGTTTCTTGGTTCGGGTTTTGTCACATCTTCTCTAAGATAATGAAACTTGTGCAAGCAGACGGCGGGACCGGCTTCTTCGGTCTGCCCATATTTTATAATGGCCAAAACAGATCTGTCTCCGCCATTAGTGAAGGCGGGGTCAAAACCGGCTAAGTAAAGAGGTCTCGAGGACCAACGGGGTTCTTTGGACACGTCGTACTTTCTAAAATCGGCTTCGGAATAAATGCCTTCCTCGGCTCCGACCGGGGCGGGAAAGGACCGGATAAAACGCCAGAAAGAAAGGGAGTTTTCTCCTTCGTTCTCGATGGCGTATTTGACCTGTTTGGAGGTAAGTAAGAAAGGCCATTTATCGTTGTGCTCTATGTTGGGGGTCTTAAGCCCATCCAGATGAATACACTTTCCCAATTTGGTGTCCCACTCCTCGGAATCAACGGTGACGGAATTCCACCCATCCCGGGGTGTTGAGAACACACCAAAAGGATCATATTGGGAGTTGAAGTTCCCAAGGGCTACGCATTGAAAATGCGGGTTTGAATTGAGGTTGTTTATGGCTTCAAACACGGAATTTGTCACATCGGTGGCCTCGTCAATGATAAGAAACACCCGTTTATTTTTAAGACCAATAAGTTTGGCTGTGGCTTCTTTTTCCTTGTCCGGGCTGGACGGAACCAGGGTAATCGAGGATCGGTCGCTTGCTTCTCCGGACTCTTCCGGATTCAAGACAATCTTACCCATTGAGTCGATAAGTTTACCCCGAAGGCCCGGAACCTGCATGTATCGCTCCCGAATGGACC